CGTGTACAGATTGTACGCAAGGATTGCGAATCGGTGTTCCGTAAGGTCATCGAGGAGTACTACGACAGGACAGGAGTACCAATGCTCCTGAACACCTCTCTCAACATTCGCGGTCGTCCTATGGTTAATGACGAACTGGACGCCGAGATGTGGGAACAGAAGTATGAGGTGAAGGTGTTCTAGGCACCCGATCCCAACTTCGCTCGGGGTGCCTTCGGGCACCCCATTTTAATAAAAATAAAGGTTGGATATGGGACATCTAAAGGACATAGGTCTTAACTACTTCGAACATCTACGCAGGGCATGGACGATCGCGTTCGTATCTTTTGTGCATGGTCTACTACCATTCATTTGGGAAGACAAGGCGAAAGAACTGATTAACGGCGACCCCCAAGATTTTAAGGTGAAGTGATGGAAGAGGAGTTTATCTGTCCGGACGATATGGTCTGTATTGACGCAGAGACATGGGAAATGATCGCAGAAGAATATGATCTTGCGATGGATATGTCAGATGTTTCAAGAACAAGTGATGTACAGGCAATCGTAGATCTTTCGTGGGAGTTGTTATTTCTTCATCCGTGGGAGTTGATCTACATCGGTCTACCGATGAGCGTTCTCGCGTTTTATGGACTGTCCATATATGCAGCCTACAGATGGATACAGAAGAGGTTTTCATGACAGAAGAAACATCACCAGCAGCACCAATTAAAAAGAAACTGGAACTTGAACTTGAGTTAGACACAACCCAGAAGGAAGTTCTTCCAAATCGATTCGATGCGTTACTTGAGTTCGCGGACGTATTAGATGCATATCGCATTTTCCCTCGTGCGTTCATCGGTGTCTACCTATATCTACTCATCGAAACCGTACAGTGGTTCATGACGATACCAGAACCTAACGCATCACAGGCGGGTCTGATCTCCGTAGTAGTCGGGGCAGGCGCAGCTTGGTTTGGTCTATATACCTCTACAGGATCGGCACGTAAAGTAAAGAGTATTAAGACGAACTAATGGCATCGGAACTTGTGACTTGGAGGGGGACGCCCGGAGTAGGTGATTTCATGTGGGCGTTGAATTCGTGTCACAGGTATGCCGCTGATCAAAACGTTTCTAAAATAAACCTAGAGTTTCACTGGGAGCATGGTGAGGACTACCTACACCATTTCGAAGACCCAGAGACCATCATCGAACGTTGTGGCTACATCCACAACTTCTACCACGACAAGGATCGCGTAGAGATACATCATATCTTTAACGCACAAGGTAGATACAAACACTGGAAATTTTCGGACGACATTGTTACCGATCCCAGTGGAGAGAAACGTATCGCTGCGAAGAGTCATGGTATGGAAAAGGCGAGATTTTGGTTTGAGAGCGGTTACTACAACGATGCGACTGGATCTACTGCCCCCGACAACGACTGGATTTTTCGTAAGGATGCGTTCAGAGAGATTGTTCAGGACCGTATAGTCATATGGAGACCGACGTGGAACGCAGAGAAACCTCGCACTTGGAAGAGACAGTTCACCAACGAGGATTGGGAATGTCTGATCATGGACCTCAAAACGATGGGGTTCAACGTCTACGAGTTGGGATACCGCACACCCGTGCGTGAGGCGATGGAGCTGATATCCACATCGCGTCTGGTGATCTGTTACGACGGTATCTGGCACTACATCGCAAAAAACTTCGCACGACCGATGGCAGTAGTGTCCGGTGAAGGAGTGACTAAATACCATACACCGAATGCGTTACGGATGAATCCAACCGTGTCGTATGACGAAAAGAACCCTTGGTGGTGGGTGTCCAATATTGGGGATCTGTTAGGACATACTAAGGACAAAGCAGTAGACTATGAAAATAAAATGAGGCAGTATTATGGAAATGACTAGAGAAACCTTTACGATCGACCGTGCGGTCATCGAGGTCGCGGGTGGATGTAACTACTCGTGTTCGATGTGTCCGCAAGACCTACGTGAGGGCGGTCGTCACAAGGGATTCCGTCGCATCATGAAACTCGATGAGTTCGAAGGATATGTTGCAGACTGTGCGAAGCATGGGCTCCGTGTCGTGAACCTTGACGGTTCCGGTGAGGCGACGATGGCAAAGAACCTACCTGAGTATATCAAGGTAGTAAAGAAGTATGGGGCAAAGTGTTTCATCTTCTCTAACGGATTTAAGATGGAAGGTCAGTACATGCGTGACTGTGTCGACGCGGGACTGGACTTCTACCGATTTTCATTCATTGGGTCAGACGAACAAGACTACACCAAATGGATGTACAACGCTGTAGGTGGACACTACGCGCAAATCAAGCGCAACATTCAGGAAATGGTTTCCTACGTCAATGAGACAGGCGCAGACTGCGTAGTGTCTACCTATCACCTCATCACCGACAACGATAAGATCGATGAGGAACTTGATAAATATAAGTCACTGGTCGAGGAGTTGGGCGTCAAGACAGAGATCTGGAAAATGCACAACTGGTCCGGTGCTTATGAAATTGGTGATAACGCAAGAATAGGAAAGGTGAAGAGTTGTGGACGACCATTTAGTCCAGATGTTGTTATACGTGCTGGAGGTCTTGACGGTAAACATGGTGGCGTACACCCTTGTTGTCAAGTACTGGGACGGGATGAGGAGGCGGTCCTTGGACACTGTCAAGACGACACTATCGAGGACATCTTCTTCGGTGCGGAATACGAGAAACTTCGTGAACAACACCGAACAGGTGAATACCCAGGCTTCTGCAAAGATTGTGACTTCCTAGTCGACGATCCAGAAGTTCTGGTATACACCAACCACGAACGTGACCTCATGAAGATGCACGGAACGAACTTCACCCTCAACGACTACAGGGACAACACTTGAGGATACTACTCTTCGCATTGACGGAGACGTATGAAACTCTCGTACCCGCGTTAGAGGAGAAGGGACACACCGTTAAGTTGATTAATCAACACAGCGGTACCGGCGTCAACCTATATTACGGTGGCCCAGAAGCAATCGTGTGGGCGGAAAAAGAGATACGCAGGTTCAAACCCGACATTGTCGTGAGTAATATGGCAGGTCTGGTATTCTCTCCGTCTGACGACTACACTTATTTTGGAAATACGTTGGAGAGTTCACGTCTGGAACTATATAAGTGGGAGACGCGACAGAAGGCCTGGGAGTATGGATTCGATCTCGCAGAAGTGGTGCTGGAGTGTAATCACCACGAGATGCAGAGGTTTCCGTACACAACTTATCTGAAGTCAAAGTATCACGACACATGGTGTCAGGCGTGGAAGGTCTTACCGGACGCAGACCTTGAGACTCAAAACGAAATATTCAAAGCGGAGGGTTCGTTCCCCGCATTCGTGGAGAAAGAGATAGACTTCGAGGTTGAAGGATACTGTCAGTACCGAATCTGTAACGGGACATACACGATCACATCAATCAAGGGGATTCACGGTGATGTGTCTGGTTACAAGATTATGGGCGCTGAGACCGACTGGAGAAATTTGACCTGTATGAGAGACCTCACCTCGGAACAAGAAGAGGTCTACAGAGAGAGATGCGAAGACTGGTTGGAATACGCGGCGAGTCTTGGTGGTAATTACGAAGGGAATATATCGGGTTGTATCACATCCGATCTGAAGGTTTACTGGTTCGAACACAATGGACGACAAAGTATGTATTCGAACTTCATAGGTGACGCCGACTTGTGGTTAGAGTCGTTCACCAAAAACACTGACGAAAATTTTTGGGTATTCAACGATCACATAAAAGGAGAATAATAATGTGGGGAATGACTAAGGTAGCGGCATACGTCGCAACAGCGCAGGCGTGGGTAAAGGAACGCCTAGGAGAACGTACTACATGGGACGGAACAGTAATCGTCGCAGTCTGTGGTAGTTACATCCTGTTTGAATCGCTCATCGGTATGGTCGCATACGCAGGTGTCTTATACGGACTCTGGACCATCTGGAAAGAAGAGCAGAAATAATACTAATAAACCGGACTTCGCGTCCGGTTTTTTTATAAATAATATGACTTGGAAGTGATCTCTGGCCAGATATATGCACTCCAAGTCCATTAGAATTCTAACGAGGAAAATACAACAATGGAAACTCCAGCATCTCAAGTAAGTATGCGTTCAATGCACGACCACTGGATGGTCGGTGCGCCTTCTTCAGGCAACACATATTTCCAAAACCTATATGGCATGTATGTCCGTAACTGTCACGGTGTTGAAACTGGGTCTAACCTAGAAATCGCAAAGTATGCATACTATGTTGACCAGAAACCTGTATGTGCTACGTCACTAGGTTGCACTCCAGACGCAGATTTCATGTCTGGTGACCAAATGCAAGAAGACCTATCTTCAGGTCAACTGTCTACATCTCAGATCTTCAAAGTCACTCGTGATTGGAAAGACGTGATGGTATGTAACTGGAAAACATACGCTCCAGAACAGTCATTCACTGAGTTTGCAGAGGGACCAATGGGTTTCTCTATGTTATCAGATTTCGTCCTAGCGTCGAATGCGGTAACTGCTGCAAAAGAGTGGTCATACGAAGACGCAGTTGAAGATATCATCGACGTTGTCGTTCAAGATTCAGGTATCCGTCGTTGCCGTGAGGGAACAGGCGAAGACCTAATGGAACGCGTAGGTATCTGGAAGGAGTGGTTGACTCCAGAAGAAGCAGAAATGGTCAACGAGTGGGAAGCGCAACAGTAACCACTTATTGATGTGATAGATAAAGACGGGATGGGAAACCTACCCGTCTTTTTTTTGGTCTAGGAAATGTTACTCGTGAAATACAAAAAGTGTTATCTGACGGGATGCGACTCCAATACGGAGTGGCAGTTGCCTTGGTTCCTAGAGAACTGGCAGTGGCACTCTGGTGTCCCTCTGTTGATTGCAAATTTTGGCATGTCAGAAGAAATGATAGGACACCTTCATCAACACCCCACCTACATGAAGCGAATGCAAGTCTTTTCGTTCGAATCTTCGGTTACGGGCTGGTTCAAGAAACCCACCGCAATTTGGGTCGCCACGAAGATGTCTTCTCGTATTTGCTGGTTAGACACCGACTGTCAAATAAACGCTGAGATAGACACTATCTGGGACCACTTCCAACCCAACGTTCTCAACATGGTTCAGGATCGCCCGTGGACTAAACGTCGTCCTGAAAATGGAGACTGGTACAATTCGGGAGTGGTGATGACTGATAGAAATGAAATTCTACGTGCATGGAGAGACAAAACAGAATCTCAACCGGACCAAGGGGATCAAGAAGTACTACACTATATGTTATCCCCCATAGAAAAATTGGGAAAAATAAATCCAATACCGCATAAATATAATACATTAAGGTTGGACTATATAGACAATGTAGCGGTTACCAATCCGGTGATCATCCATCATACCGGACAGAAGGGTAACCTCAAAATAAAACAGATGATGAACCTGTCATAGGAGGCAGTTATGCTTAGTGGTTTAATAGGGTCAATATTGGGGTTCGGTAGTTCAGTCGTTCCTGCTATTACGGAACACTATAAGACCAAAAAGAGTATGGAGTTTGAACTCAAGAAAATGGAGAAGATGGCGGAACTCACCGCCAAAGGTTACGAACATGAAATTCGACGTTTTGCTGAGATGGGTCTTCACGAAGAACAGAAGGCTCTTTTAGAACACGACACGGCGATTTCTAGGGGGACTGGGTTTATGTCCGCACTTCAAAAGTCAGTGCGTCCTGTCATAACTTACGCTTTCTTCGGTCTATTTGCAGCGATAGAAATTGCATTGTTGCAAGAAACCCTCAGTAACGGGACACCGTTATCAGAGGCTTTAAACACATTATGGGACGATGATACAAAGGCAATCTTTGCTGCGATCATCTCGTTTTGGTTCGGGTCACGAGCTGTCGAAAAGGCACGCTCTCAAATTTAACAAGGATATATTATGAAAACCCTACGTAATCGTATGATCGATGCGACTATCGCTCATATGAAAGGAAAGATCGCCCTGCACAAAGCAAACGTGGAGGTCTATCTACAAAACCCAGCGGGTATCGGTGAACATTCAGACGTAATGGAGGCTTTGGAACAAGAGTTAAAGCAGGTTGCCGAGTATCAAGATATCTTGGAGGTTGCTTACTCGATCGTTCCTGATACGGAATAAATGTATGAATATCGTGCGACTATTAATAGATGGGTTGATGGTGATACTGTTGACCTTGATATCGATCTTGGGTTTGGGATCGTATATGCTAATCAAAGGGTTCGCCTCTTTGGTATCGACGCGTTCGAGACAAGAACAAGAGATCTGCACGAAAAGCAGAAAGGTCTGGCCGCGAAAGACTTTGTCGAACGTATGGCTCCCAACGGAACTCAAGTAATACTTAGATCCGTAAAGGACGGCAAAGGAAAGTTCGGTCGCATACTAGGTGAGATCATTATAGATACACCAAAGGGTCAACAGAATCTGAATACCTTACTCACATTCGAAGGACATGCAGTCAGGTATGAATATTAAAATAATAGGTGTAGTAGTCTTAATGGGTCTATTGGTTTCATGCGAACCAAGTCAACAATCACTAAACAAGACACATGACATCACAGGGGAATATGTCGACATTCGAGTACAGACATTCTCATCACAACGTCAACTCAACAAGTATTTAAAACGAAAGGAAGGCGAAGAGGTTGAGGGTCTCGCTCAGTGGGCGCATCCAAAGGGTGACCTAACTAAGGTCAAAAGGTGTGACATATACGTCGTAGAACCAAGAGGTTCACGCGACTATGGTCAAATGGAAACATGGGGACACGAGCTGATGCACTGCATCTACGGGTCGTATCACCCAGAAGGTCAGAGATAATGAAAGTCAATTTAATCGGTAACGGAGACAACGCAGGTCTTTTCAAAAGACGTGAAGACGGGACGTTCCCAAAGGGTACCAACGTCGTGTGCAATATGCCACCAATAGACATGTTGTCGATGGAAGTCTACGCGTCTGTTATGGTCGACTTCAAAATGATGGTCGCGCTGGATGACGGCAAGATTGACTTGGGCAAGTATGACTGGGTCCTTGGTAACAGACCTCGCCGCTGGATGGAACAAAAACCATCATTCTACTTAAAGTATGCACAGAACGTGAAGGGGTTTCACACCTACGTTCCTAAATACGCGCAACTACCAGGCCATAAACTGGAAGATGCAGCAACCAATTACTCGTGTGGCCACGTCGCAGCGGACTACGTTTGTAGAATCATGAAGGCTACCGAAGTTCATATGTACGGATTCGACTCAATGTTCGATATGAACCTCGCCAGTTACACCGATAATTTCCTAGTAAGTGATCGTAGTGCATTGAACGTGCATCGCATGGCATCAAACTGGAGACCGATTTGGACCAAGTTCTTCACGGAGTTCAAGGATACCAAGTTTGTCATTCACCACTCACACGCAGACATCAAAATAATTCTGCCAGAAAACGTCACAGTAGAGGTTGGGAAACTCGATGGAGAAGAAAGTTAAGTACGTCTTAGATTTTATCAAGTATACTGGGGTAGACATCAAACACTGTTGGGAGGACTATCCCAACGTCTTGATCTGGTGTGGTGTCGCTGGACTCATACTATACTTCATATAAAAGAAAGGGGGACACATGGTCCCCCTTTTTGGTTCTTACTTGTCGGGTAAGTTTTAGAAGATTTTGACCATACCTTTCATGATCATCTCTTCCTCTGGGCGGCCGCCCTGAGATTGAACATCACCATCCCAAATAGATCTTACTGCAAATGCTTCCTCAACGCCTATTGAAGAGTCTTGCTCTTCGCCGTTGATCCAACGCTTAGGCGATGGAGCACCATACCAAATATCAATGATGTCGAAGTCCTCTGTACAGTAAGGCGCGAACGTCTCACGTACTTGGTCTTCTTCAAATCCTGTTTCAGGATGTGCCATTGGCACTCCTAAGAATACTACTGCGTCGAACTTCTCTGAAGTCGAACCGTTCATTTCCCATGAATCCATACCGTGCTGATACTGAACCGAGCAAGGCATTAATTCTTCTCCCAGACCCATCATTGGGTAGACTGCACCGTGCATTGCACCTTGATGTGAAGGTGATGGTGGCATTATTACTGTCATGCTGGCATCGTACTTTGCCCACTTCCACCATGCTGGTATGAATTGCGCAACGATGTTTAGATCTGGGAATGTGTGCATACCAGTTCGCTCTGGTGGCATCACGTCAATCATACGACCAGCGTATTGATCTAGCATCCAGTGTGACTGAGACGCTTGGTGATGACCTACGAAAAGAATGTTCGAGTAACCGCGATTCGCGATCATATTACAGAACATTGGTGCACGGTTTAGGCCCTCTTCTACGACGTTGACAGAATCATCTGCCCAACGCACGTAAGTGCCTTCTAACTGTGTCCACGACTTCATTGCGCCGTTGACTTCACGTGCAACTTCTTCTTTCTCGCCGCCGTATACAGTCTGTTCTAACCCAGGCTTACGAACAATGGTTTCTAGTTTTGTGTTAAAAAACATTGGTTAGTTTCCCTTGTAAATGTTTTGAATGTGTGTTTCAAATTTTTCGATCTTCTCAACGCGATCTGGCCATAGGATGTATTCCTTCTCAGGAGACATCTTCAAGTTTGCTAGCAAGGGCAATATCGCGTCATATAAAAGATCTAAGCGCGAAAAAAAGTGTTGACAGTACGTGTTTTTGGTGGTAAAATATCTCTATCCAATGGGGAGAGTAGATACCAATAACTATGAACATATTTATACTAAACGAGAGTCCCGTGATCTCGGCACAAGAACAGTGCGACAAACACGTGGTCAAGATGATCGTCGAGTCAGCGCAGATGTTGAGTACTGCACACCGAATGCTCGATGGTGAATTATACCACAGACCATCCAAGTCCGGCAAGAGAATGGTGAAGTACTACGACCATCCTACCCTTGACAATGTCCTATACAAAGCTGTTCATCACGGTCACCCGTGCACGGTCTGGACGATGGAATCAATCTGCAACTACATCTGGCACTACCGACACTTCATTGCCCTGTGTGATGAATATATGTATCGCTACGGTAAACGCCACTTGACAGACACCCTTCTACGTGATACACTACAAACTCCACCGGCAAATGTGCCCAAGGTGGAACGCACTCCGTTCAAACTCGCAATGGGTTCGAATCCAGAGTGTATTATGGATGATCCTGTAGAGTCGTATCGTGCGTTCTATCAGACCAAACAGGATCGGTTTACTATGGTGTGGACGAATCGTCCCACTCCAGAATGGTTTGAGGTAAAGAATGAAAGAGCAAGTGCTTAAGATCATTAAGGAAGAGATCAACGAGAAGATGGAACAGATTCGAAATCTACCCATCGACAACACATCACCCAACACCAAGTTGCATTTTCTTACAACGGAGTTGAGTGCAATGCAACAAATTTTACGACGCATGGAGAAAGAGTTGTGATTCACGGTTCAATGAAACATACTCCATCGGGGAGGAGAAAAACATACAATGCATGGACTACTAAGAAGAGCAAACCAGTGGAGTTTAAACCACTTAGGAACACATTTAGTTATCGTGGTGATGACGTTCACTATCCTTCTGCTGACAGCGGCGGGTGTGCAACTGCCAAGCCTGATAAACTGTCTTACACTGGCACTCTCGTAAAGGGTATCGGTACAATGCACAAGTCGAACGCTGTTCCGGTGATCGACGAACAACAGATGAAAGACCTTGCGTCTATGAGGAGATGAGATGGAAATAGGAATCGTGATTTTTCTAGGAGTCGTGTGTGCGATTACCGCTGTCTGGTTGTACATCGATAACCTGAAGTACGAGTTGCGCAACATGACCTTCGATCGGGACATGTACGCACGACTCTATGAGTTGTACAAAGGTGATAAATGATTAACCTGTATTTTCAGGGTAGAGTCAAGAATCGTGCCCGATACGAGGAGTTCGCGTGTAACGTCCTAAATGAGTTGTTACCGCGTCCCTTCAAACGGGAGGTTGAGGTGTTCGTCCACTTCACCAAGAACATCAATGAAATGGGTCTCTGTCACGTTGAGGAAAAAGACGTAATTGGAGTGCAGATCAACACCGACCAGAGTGCAGGTGAGATCGCCCAAACTCTCGCCCACGAACTGGTCCACGTCAAACAGTTCATTCGCAAGGAATTGAACGCGGATATGGATCGATGGAAAAGAGACCGTATCCCCGAAGACGTGATGATCCCCTACCGCAGTCAACCTTGGGAGATAGAAGCCTACGAGATGGAAGGTTGGTTGACCGAGGCATATTGGTAATATTACCATAAAAAAGTTTTCAAAAGGTGTTGACTTCTGATTGACCGCCAATTATACTAGCTGTGTAAATTGAGTTGAGAGAGAAATATGATGAAATTTGAGAACACTGCAAACGTCGGAGACATGATCCGCGCATATGATTTTGAACCGATGTCAGATCGTCCCGATTCCTACCTCGTTGGTGAGGTGATTGAGAAGGGTGCGATTTACGCGAAACCCCACTACACTGCTCCTCGGAAAGTCTACATGTGTGATGGTTACACCATCTTCGTCAAGGACTCTGTGACGGGTTCTGTTGAACACGACATTCAACGTGTGGGTCGCATCATGTACGTCCCCTTCGAGATGGCTGGTCGTGATTTTGACTGTCGCGTGGAGGTGATCAGTGAGTAATCTAGTTGAGTTCATTTTTGGTCAAGCTGTCATCTGGGGTTTCATTTACTCCGGAATGATGCTCGCCTCTGGTCACCCTGTTGAGCCCTACGTCTACTAAGGATATTATTATGAGTGCTACATTTGAACGAATTTGGGAAGAGTTGGTCCCTAGAGAAGGTAACGCTGCTACTGTTGCGGGTGAGATGATCCGTGCTGCAGGTCGTCTGCGTTACGACTTTTACAACAACGGGATGGGCAACAACACATCCGGTGCCCTGAAGTTCCTACGTGAGAAGAGCGCGATTGACAAGGAGTTGTTTGATTACGTCCTACCCTACACGACAGGTCGACTCTACAAGGGTAACTACGAGAATGATCTATTCCACATCGCGATCGATCGCATCGTGGAGATGACCACCAAGATGGTGACTTACAATCCTCAGTTGATGACGATGAAGAACACCGAAGACATGTTCGACTACTCCGATGAGGATCTCGATGAGACTTGCCCTGAGTGTTCGGGTTACGGATATGACGATTACGGAGACGAAGACTGTTATATGTGTGATGGTACTGGATTTGTTGGCCAACAGTAATGAGTGAACTTGGACTTATTTTAGCGTTTCTAATCGTCGTCGGTATCTGGTTGTGTATCGACATCGATGATTGAGTTCAGAGGGGAGTCGGTCTTGCGAAGATTCCGACTGACAGGTATGTGGACCACTCCCCTATTTTTACAATTGCGACAAATTACCAAAAATAACCCTTGCATATTTTTGAAACGTGTGCGATAATGTCTGTATTGAATGAGAGGAGAGATGTTGTGGAGAATTTGAAAGGTCGCGTGATACAGATTAACGTTGAGGGGGTAACCCGTCTTGGTGAGGTCATCGGTGACCGTGGCGAACAGGTTGCGGTTTGGTTCCCACCAGTCAGTAGCGCGGACGATTCTGAAGTCAAGTACTTCGCCAAGTGGAGACTGCTCACCAGTGAGTACTACTTCGGTGATGTCCCCAGTGCGATGGGTGTCTACCTCATCGCGAAACCAATCATAGAGGAGTGTGCGTAATGTTTAAAATGCCAGAAACTATCTGGAGACTATATGTGGTCGAGTTTACCTACTACGGTAAACGAGTGTTCAAGGAGCTGATGTACAATGACATCGTCGGTGAACCTGAACGCGCTGTCGGTTCGACTGTGACGGTCAACGTCAATAAACAGAAACGAATCGGTATCATTCACGGTATTGCATAAGGAGTCCTATGCCTAAAATCGTTAAGTTAAATTTCGCTAAGAAGGTGCGCTACATCTTCGACAAGGAGACTGAAGAGAACCTTCAGTTGGGCGAGAAGGTGACCAACCACTTCGGTTCGTTCATCAACAACTCGTGGGAGATGTCGGACGTGAAGCGCTTTCACAAAACACTCCGTGAGTGCGGACTATCAGTCGAGGAGTTCCTCGCGAAGAAATGGACACCACCGAAGAAGAAGGCTCCCGCCAAGAAGCGGGTAAGGAAAAAGAAATAATGCGGACTGCCTATCGCAGAGCATTGAACGCGGGTCTGACCACCAGTCAGGCCCACAAGTATTCCGACTACTATCGTCGCAAGACGATCCTACCAAAACGCGACAGCGAGAAGACCAAGACCTACACCGCCGAGTGGAAACTCGAAAACGAACACCCCGACTTGATCGGTCCACTCAAGGATTTCAAGGACGTGGAGAAGTTTGTAAAACAAGTGACCGCATCCAAGACGTGGGAGAAGGTGTCTCGTTACCACGGCAAGGTGCGAGTCGTCCAGTCGCGTAACATGGGAAGTCGCGCGGCCTACATGGGTAGGTCGCACGGGTCGTGGATCGAGATCTCGCCCGCGTTTGACTTCAACAAGTACATCGTCCTACACGAACTGGCGCATAGTGCAGGATTCAACCACCACCACGTGACCTTCCGTGAGTGTCTTTTGAAGTTGGTGTCGAGGTTTCTTGGTCGTGAGACCGCCGCGATCCTGAAGGCGAACTTCAAGGAACAGGGTCTGCGGGTAACCCCGTCGAAAGCGAAGGATCCAGTTGCTTGGTTGAAAGCAGTAAAAAACGCACCCCTTATTCCAAAATAATCTAAGAAAACACTTGCATTTGTTTTCAGATCAGGTATAATGGGAGTCTATTTTGGTTGAGAAGAGGAGTTAAGAGGTATGGAGTTGCAAGGATATATCGACGCAACTTACGAACGACTGGTTGAACGATTAGGAGAGCCCAATATCTTTTACGAGTGGTTTTTTGAAGGATACGACATCTACGGTGAGGAGTTTGATATCACCATCGTCGGACAACACAAGGACACTGTGATGTGGCACGTCGTAAAAAGTGTTGACTTATTTTCAAAATGCGGTATAATGGTTACATAAAGTTGAGAAAGAGAGAGAGAGTTGATTATGATGAGTTTGATTGAGAAGTATGAAGCCCGTGGTCTCCAGTTGGAGATCGATGAAGCGCGAATCGTCGCCAAGTGTGTCCGTCCTACTAAACGTGCTCGTCTTGGTTACAAGATTGAGTTCAACTACCGATACGGTAGTGTCGCTCGCATGATCACCCACGTTGAAGAGTTCCTTGCGGGTCTCGAACGTGCCGACCAGTGGAAGGAAGAGCGTAAGATCGCTCGTGCCGCAGCCAAGGTTGCTGCTCTTGAGGGCGTCAAGGAGGGTGACATCTACGTCGCCTCTTGGGGTTGGGAACAGACCAACATTGATGCCTACCAAGTCGTCGCCAAGAAGGGTGCGACTGTCACTCTGCGTGAGATCGCGGTTGCCTCTATTGAGGGTTCTGAAGGTTTCATGAGTGACCGCGTTGTCCCCGTCAAAGATGAGTTCATCGGTGCTGAGTTCAAGAAGCGAATCACTGGTAAGTACATCAACATCGACGATGTACGAAGTGCAAGTCCTGCCGAAGAAGGCAAAGAGTTCTACCGCAGTTGGTACGCGTAATGAGTTTCCGTCATTGGTGTTGCCAGAAGTGGTTCGAACACAGAGAAGAGATTGAGGTGATCACTGGTAGATTTCCCGCCTACACCTCAATCGATTATTTTGGAATGTACAAGTGGTGGTTGAAGAGAGAATACCGTCACGAAATGAAAGGAGAGAAGTAATGGAATTTGTAGCTAAACCCCAACTAACTAATCGTCGACACACTGAGACGTTCGACACCCTCAAAGACGCCGTTGACTACCTCAACGAGTTCAACAACCTTGGTGATGAGGAGGGTGGTTTACCCCGTCTCAAGGCAGAGGACTTCGCCCTTGTCGGTAAGTTATCAACCCCTACTGGGTTCTACTACCGTGAGAACCGATTGATGGAGATGGGAACTAAGTGATGGAATGGTATAAAATGGGAGATGCGGGTGAGCATCTCCGAGACGTGATCGATGCTTTTATCGATGGGTTTACCAACGAGAGGGAATTCTCTGCGGAACTGGATGCGATGGGACTGACCTATGAAGAGCAGAACGAGATTATTCGAAGTGAAATTCGTGTCTTGGAAATGCAAATCGCAGAGTCTGCACAGGGTACGGTCCACTAATGAACGTCGCAGAAAACGTCATCATTGAAAACTCGCCCAGTTTTGCACTGTCGGACTACACGTTCCGCGTTGCAGAGGCCCTGGGAATCAATCGCCTTGGTGGATACATCAAGGTCGATTTCAAAGAAGAAGACATCACCCATTTTTCCGCTGAGGTGGATGGGACCGAAGACCGAGTCGACCTCACTGTCCGATTGGATAGAGAGATTACCGAAGATCAGGTCAAAGTGCATATTGCACATGAGATGATTCACGCTGTACAAATTCTCACAGGGAGACTTATACATATAGGTCTCACGTGGTGTGAGGAGTCGCATGGTATCGTCTACAAACATATTTTTGACGACAAGGAATATATCAACGTCAAGTACGCTGATCAACCTTGGGAAATAGAGGCATACTCTTATGAAGAAGAAGTCTATAACGCGGTCGAATCCGGTAGCGAAACACTCGCCGAAATTCAATCGGCCATCCACCCACGTCGACCGTAAGAAAGAGGTGAAGAAGCGAGGTTACCCTCAAGACCTTCTCTACCCTAACAACGAGCACTCGTAATGACCGAAGATCAATACATTCAGGAAGCACTCGACCACGCAATCGCCCAGACTTTTATGGGGACTGTTGATTGGGCGAAGGTTATCGATCACTTGCGTGAGAGACATCCGCACATGGACACGGAGTACCTGTTCATGATCGCGAACCGTGCTCGATTCCAGTACAGCAAAATTTCTTGACACACACCACTTAATGAGGTATACTATGCAGGTTTCTAAAGAAGAACGATACGCGATGATTCGTCGAGCAGCACTCAAGATTCAGAAGCGTGGTAAGGTTTCCCGTGCGAACACCCAGTTGGCACGTGAAGTGATTGCTCTCGATGAGCAAGATTGTAAGTCCAAGATTTCTTGGGCTGACACTGATCGGTACGTAGCGACACACTACTCCGATGTTTATGAAGCAAATGTCCAACCAGAGGAATGGAGCTAATGGCAGTAACACAACCCGAAAATCTGATCGATCTCGGTCAGTACCCACAGAACGATGTGGAGTTGATTGCGCGTGAGTACATGCGCATCGCATATATCGACCTCTTACAAGAGTTCGGTAAGACCTACGCAGAACGTGATGAGTCAGACACTGAACGTTCAAACGTGCTGAAAACACTAGAGGCGTTCGAACACACTATTGCGGTCCTTGATCAGAATGAGGATTTCTTAGAGTTCGTACACCAAGGTGCAGACGGCGAAGAAGAGTCTACTGAAGATGACGAATTCGACCGATTCTAAGGAGGCGACAATGTCGTATGACAATATTGTAGAGCAGTTACGCTCTAACGTGTTGGAGGTGACATTCACGAAGGTAAACGGTGAGACGCGCACTATGCCGTGCACTCTGTTGACCTCGTTTATGCCATCCTACACAGCACCGGAGGCGACCGACATCGATCAACACTCTGTCAATAAGACAGTGATCCGTGCGTTCGCAATCGACAAACAGGCGTGGCGATCGTTTCGTGTAGACAACGTCACTAATATTGAGGTACTGAATGGTTGAAGGTAACGAGAATCCAGAGGAAAACTTCTTAACCAAGAAGTCATTTTCCCAGATGATCGAGACCTTCGTCTACCAGAACCGCATGTCCTATATGGATAGCATTGTTCACCTCTGTGAGAAAAATGGTCTGGAACTGGAGGATATCAAAAAATATCTGACACCGACCATCGTCGAACATCTGGAGAATGAGGCACGTCAACTGAACTTTCTGCCTAAGCAGAATTCACTAGACGTATAAATACACATGCCCTAGAGGCAATCTCATATTTTAGTTTATATTTAAGTTTATACAAGGTACATATTATGTCTTTTGCAAATCTCAAGTCCAAATCTATGGACATCTCTAAGTTGGTCAACGCTGCGACAGAAGCAGCGGGTCAGACCACCAACACCAACAAGTATCAAGACGACCGAAAGTGGAAACCGACTGTTGATGAACAGGGTAACGGTTACGCCGTGGTTCGTTTCCTTCCCCCCACTGAAGGTCAAGATCTCCCTTGGGTCCGTTACTGGGATCACGCGTTCAAAGGTCCAACCGGACAATGGTACATTGAACGATCGCTCACAAGTCTTGGTCAGAATGACCCAGTCGGTGAGTTGAACTCGCGCCTGTGGAACTCAGGTATCGAAGAGGACAAGGAAACCGCACGTCGCCAGAAGCGTCGTCTACACTACGTCACAAATATCCAAGTGATCAACGATCCCGCGAACCCAGCGAACAACGGTAAGGTGTTCATCTACGAGTTCGGTAAGAAGATCTTTGACAAGATCATGGATATGATGCAACCCGAATTCCCAGGCGAGGAGCCAGTGAATGTATTTGACTTCTGGAGCGGTGCAGACTTCGAACTGAAGATCCGCAACGTTGCAGGGTATCGTAACTACGATAAGTCAGACTTCAAATCTCCTGCCCCACTTGCTGGTGCAGATGAGACACAACTCGAAGCGATCTACAACACGTTGTATGACCTCAACGAGTTCATCGTCCCTAACTACCCTAATGCACACGATGCGAACTGGTTCAAGTCATACGATGACCTGAAGAACAAGTTAGAGACTGTGTTGGGTCTCGCTACAGGTGCGGGTGCAACAGTACGCAACGAAGCAGTTGCTACTGCGGAAGAGGCACCACCTTGGAATACAACAGACGAACCAACTATCGTCGCTGCCGCGCCAGCAGTCGCTCCTGCGGTCGCTGAAGAGGCAGACGATACATTATCCTATTTTGCACAAATGGCTGCGGAGGACTAATCAATGGAACAGCAGTATGCAATTCTCGCCATCGTAGGAGCGCTTGTAGTTTTTGCGATCCTATGGCGATCAGCGTCCAGTAAGTCATCTACTAGTGGTCCCATCGTGGGACCATCTACGGGTGGTGTGGACACAGAAGTAACAGACGCATTTCAGTTTGCGGGTAAACGTGGTGCAGTAGTCACCGGATGGGTACTTGAAGGTGACGCGGTAGAGGTCAAAGTCAATGGCGCAACCGTTGCAACTGGATCAGGTGCAGCGACTGTATCGGTCGTCGGTAACGATGGTGTGACCTACTATCGTGCGGCACTGAAGCGTCAGATGGAAGAGACATACGTCTATGGTGTGTCTTACTCGACTGGTTCGAGTGCGTCTTCTTATACCGCCGAGGAGTTAGAGGCGTTGACCAAAGCAGAGTTGATCACTATCGGTAACACGATTGGTGTACGACCTGAGTTGCGTCCGTCTTGGACTAAGGCACGTATGATCGAAGCGATCCTAAACCACTAATCGACACTGCCAGTGGACATGGGGACTTCGGTCCCCTTTTTTATGAGGTACCCATTGCGAATGGATCTACCGGAGTTAAACCACCAGTGACCATTGCGTTTGCACCACCTATGTTGTTTGTGGTTGATTGTGGTGCGACTACATTAGTGTTACCACCACCTGAACCAGACGCAGCCGCGACTTGTGCGTTTCCTTCAGATATTCTCTGCGCCTGAAACTGTTGCGCTCGTTTCATTCTTCCATACTGAGGGGAAGATGCGCTAGAACCAGATGACGATCCTTGCGGACTTGACGAACCATTTACCTGATCAGCGAATGCCGAGACATTTTCTGGTAATGTGGGCGTCTCTCCAAAAATAGCACTGGCGATCGCACCCGCAACTTCTTCTGCGAACAACGATCCAATAATACCACCACCGATACCACCAGCGATAGCACCGAAAGGTCCGCCAACCGTTCCTAAAAGACCCGCTCCCGCGATTGCACCTAGAGTACCACCACCAAGACCCGCTAATACTTTAGTCGCCTCTGTGACTTTTTGTCCAGTTGAAAGTTCTTCGTTCGTTGCGATCATTGCAAGAGTTCCTGCGCCCAATAACTGACCAAGAACTGGGATCTTTTTTCCTAGTGCGGTTAGTCCACCTAAAATCTTTGCGCCTCTTGGACCTATAGATTTCATGATATTTCCACCAGCAGCCTTTGCATTTTGACCAAGTCCTTTGCGGGTCAGACTTTTAGAGGTCTTTGCACCCACACCTTTTAGTAACTCATCTGCCTTATCCGCCTTGACAAACTTACCTTTGGCGTCTTTCATGTTACCCGCTTTGTCGACCTTGTATCCTTTCTCTGCGAGTTGTGTCTTCTGTTTATCGGTTAGAGACTTTCCGGTTTCTGCGTTTCGGTTCATCCTTTCCGTGCCGTCAGGATTGTCGGTTAGGAAATTCTTTGCGGAAGTGAAACTGGACCCTACACCTTTGACCGCGCTACTAATTCCACCACCAATACCTTTCACGGCATTAGTTATTCCACTAGTTGCACTAGACAATCCGGTACGAAGTCCACCCATCATGCCTTTATAGGTACCTACTAAAATAGAGGTAGCACTTGCAAGGCCGGGCACTGACTCCTTAAACGCTTCGAAGTCACCCTCTAGTATCGCATTTAGACCATCCAGACTGGAACCTAAAATCTTATTCCCTTTGTCTACTATGCTCTCTAAAGACGGGAACTCTATTCCGATATTGTCCAACAACTCTGACGTTTTCGTCGTGAAGTTGTTTATGAATTCTCCGGCCTTCTTAAAGTTCTCACTGTCAGTGAACGCTATTAGACCTGTCGTTAGAGCGCCCATTCCAAGTGCAAATCGGGCCATTCCTAGACCCATACTGCCACCACCGGCATTGGTTAGTTTCTCTTTGCCAGAGGAGACCATACCGCCAAGAGTGCTCTTTGGAGTAGTGTCTTTGTCCTTACCAGTCAGTTTTTCTTCATCTTCTTTAGATTTCTCTGACTGTTGCTCGGACTGAAACCTTTCCTGTGCGGCCTTCTCGTTGGCAATAAGTTGTTGTAACAGAGACTCGTTCTGTTCCTTATTCTGTTCCTTTAAGGCAACGATGGCGTCTTGTAACGAAGTCATTTATTATTATCCTTGTTGTTTTGCACGTTCCGCTTTTTCCTCAATGTCTTCTATCAACATTTGGAGGTATATCTCCCTCTCCCAAGGTATCATGTGTTCAACTTCATTCAGAGAGTAATTGAAGTTGTTCACCAGTTGAAAATTCACCTGATAGTAATTCATCAGGTTGTCGTGAGAGAGGTTGACTAAAAAAAATCATCGATACCTTTCAACTGGCGCACATTGTCATGATCACACGTCTTACATTTAAACTCGATATCTTGTTTTATTGCGGGGGCTGAGTTTACAAATTCCGCAACTTTCTCGAACTGATCATTTGTCATGGAGTCTATAAACTCCAACACAGACTCTCTCGATTCGTCCACGAGATCAATTTTTTCTTCGTTGGACACCACTGAACACATGCAGGTCATAATCAACTCTACCAGTCCCTCAGTACGAGACGAACTATTGAGAAGTTCTGGGTTGTTCATAAACTCTTCATACGTTGGGTACTTCATCAATAAGGAAACTTCGTTGGTCATTTCCACAACGCCTTCATTGATCTCACCATCAATAGATATGGTGTCCAAATCCACTTCTACCTCGTTTTCTGCCTCGCAGTGTTCGCACAGCACGATAATTTCTGATTTCTCACCGACCGACTTAGCACGAATCTTAGTGAACAGGTAGTCCACATCGAAAGTGGTCAGTTTGTTCGATATCGGTTCTTCAATACACGAGTGGATTGTTTTAATGATTGCGCGTACAATATCAGTCTTTTCCTGTGTCTCATATGCGATCATTAACGATTTTTGTTCCTTGACTAGAAAAGGACGAAACGTTGTCTTCTGTCCAGACGAAGGTATGGTCACCGAATAGCTCGGCGATTCATTCAGTTTTGGTAATGCCATGATGTATCCTAATAATTAAATAATTCCACCCAGATTGATACCTACCTTAGCATCAATCAGGTCCGAAAGTTTACCTCTCGCATCTTTCTTCACTTCCCACTTAGTATACGCGAAGTTCACCTGAAGTTCTACGATCGATCCTTGACTATTCAAGGTTATCGCATTTTGCGTTATCGGGAAGGCATCTTCTAAAGTCACACTGTATATAGAGTTGCCCAATAGATCGAAATTGATATCTAGTGGACCTAAATCAAATCCAACCCGCGCCTGCGGTTTTGACAGTTGATGGATCGTAATGTTTTTTGCAAAACCACCACTACCTGCCATTCCTTTCTTCCATTGTATATTTCCGGTCTCCTCATCGATCATCGTAGACATCCACTTATCAAAATACTTCCTTGGACCATAGTCATTGGTCATATAGAATGTCATATTGAGATCGGTCGTCGCGAAACCGTTTACGACCTTCTCACTGTGCACCCCAATGTTTCTGTCTAAGGTCAGTATCTGTTTACCAGGCATGTCCACTTCTTTGCACAGGACATTCATAGTTTCACCGTTCAATCCTGCCATTGGTGGTAACTCTACTGCGAAGTGATGTGAGAACGCAAAACCGTTCTTGAGACTCACCTTTGATTTTAGATCTTCTATTCCTGCCATGCGTTAATCGCCTATCATACTTTTCGAGTCGGAGTAAACCTTCTGGTTACTCGCGTATCGGAAATCTGCCGTCGGTAGAAATGTCGCGATCTCCCACTCAGGGGCGGGAACCATCGCGAACTTACCTGAAACGTGTTTATTCAAATAGTGTTTAAAACACGGTTTGAAGTGTTTAAGTTTTGCGGTTCTAGTCAAGAGTTGATAAGACGCCCTAAAACGAGTCGAGCTGTCAAACTTGGTGTTGTTGGTGATGTCCATCAACGCGTCCAACATCTTTGCACGTAGTACCGGAGGTAAGTAGTGCAGGTTCAAACCATAGAAACCATCCTTTGCAGGACCCACCACAATCACCAATGGAAACGCATCGTAATACGGCAGTTTCTTTCGGTCGTTCTTGTTCTTGGGATCGTAGAAGAACATGTACATGTTGCCCACAACCTCTTGTCCAGTCTTCTTGAGTGGATCTTCATCCATCAAGTCCTCGCGCCTGATACTGCGCATGTTCTTGATTTTGTTTTGAAACCATCTGCGAGATTCCTTGGTACGAGGTGTGATACCCGCACGGAACGCCTGCAACTCTAAGTTCTGGAATATTTTAGACATAAGACCCTTGTCCTAAAACCTGTCTTTCTATTTATACGCGTTTTTTACGTTTCTTGAACGGGGGTATTTTTTTAAGTGGTTTCTTGGACTTGACGCGTTGCGCAGCCTTGGGCATGATACCCTTTGTGGTGAGTTCTTTCTCTGTCCAGATCTCAAAGTGGTATCCGCGATCTTTTGCATACTCTACCGCCGCCTTCCACTTGGATTGGTTCTTGATATAGGTGAGACCCTCAGTCATGAGTATCTGTCGGGACTTGCCCTGTTTCTTCTCTGGTCTCTTGGTCTCCTTGGCAGGTTTGACCTCAACCAACACCACACGACCGGACTTGTACTTGATAACAAAGTCCACATAGTATCGGTGGGGTTTCTTGTCGGTCTCGCAGATGTAGGGTATAATCAACTCCTCAGAGACCCACTGGACCACGTCTGAGTTCTTGTCACACCACATCATCACATACTTCTCCCACCCTGAACGGTAGACGATGTCATTCACGTCGCCTGCATACTTCTGTGGTTTGGTGGGTTTATACTTTCCCTTATACGTTTTCATAACGTTTCAGTAGGACCATACAGTTGAGGCGGTCAGTGGAGGGGTAATAGAACTCTCGCACCTTGTGGTACGGGAAGTCTTCTCTATCCAGTTGGTTGTCGATGACAGCCTTGGGGTATAGGTCACCCATACATCGGACATAGTCGTCCACCAACATCCACTCGACGCCTGCGTCAGAACATAGGTCCATGTCTTGGACCATTCCCTTGGGTGTGTGGTCGCCGTCAACGAAGATCATATCATACCCAGACACGTCGTCGGGGGTCAGTTGGTGAGAATCGCATAGGGTGAACTGGAATCTACCCTTGAACTGTTCCTTCATCTTCCATGCATTGACTTCTGTCTGTGGGTATTGACCTATGTCCGTGGAGTGTATTCGCACACGACGGTCTACAGACAGGAAGGTGTATGCACTGTGACCGAAGTTGAACCCAATCTCGAAGATTGTTTTAGCTTGCGTCATAGATAGTATACTCGCAAATGCAAGACACGTCTTATTATCAGGCAGGACGTGACCCTCAATGGTGTCCCACCCCTCAGTCAGGAATTTAGTGTCGTCTACTAGGTTCATTGATTTCGTGTATAAATAGTGTAACGATATTTATAGAACCGCGAGACTCCTTATGTCAGACGATATAGAACTAAACATCCCATCATACTCCACTGCTAATAATGATGCGTTGGCCAACGCCGCTGGGTTGACGAACTTTCAGGCTGAGGTAGATAAGGCGAAGGCAAAGTTGGAAGGGCTTGGTGCTACAGAAGATAAGACACCACCGAGGCCTCTAATGTTTCCCTATCACAGGGAGGGAAGGTATCCGGCATGTATTTCTTTCTCTATAAAAGAAATTCACGGAGTTGCAATTGAAGGTGTTCCCGATATATTAGGAGGACTGAAAGAAAAGTTCGATCTATTTGTCTCTGCTTCCAGTGGTGATTC